GTTCAGAGAATGGTTTTAAGGTTATAAATATCGCCTCGACAACTGGGGCTGTTACCGAAACTTCTTCTCAGGCGTCTACAGGTGTTTTCACCAACAAGTACATCAAGCACGTTGGTTACGCGACAGGTGTTACAGTAAACACCACGGCTGGCGACAGCCCTGCTATTGGTGAGTTTACTCAACCCGCTAATACCATTATTACCAATATCAAGATTTTTTGCGCTACGGCTCCTATAATTGGATCGGGCAATATTGGTTACGAGGTTGGAACATCGAGTTCTGGCGCACAGATTGTCGCGGCAGTCTCGGATCAGATCTTGGATGGTGGCACGACTGTTGTGGTTGGCAACGTGACGTTGCCTTCTCTGGTTACGCAGACAGAAAGCACCACCACTGCTCCAGCTTCCGTTCAGTATACTTCCGCAGAAAGAACGATCTACTGCAATATCACCAATACAGTAGACGCTACCACAGCGGGTTCGTTCACCTTTATTATTGAATATGTGCAGATTGCATAGAGGAATTGGGGTTAGCCCTCTTTTTCTTTTAAAAGGAGGTTTCTATGGCTGATGCTGTAACCGCAACAACAGTAGTTGATGGTGCTAGGACTGCCGTAATTTACTGTACAAATACCAGCGATGGAACCGGAGAATCCGCTGTCACTAAAGTAGATGTGTCAGGACTTTCTTCTCTTCAAAACGGTACTGCTTGTACAGGAGTAAGACTTGAAAAAATTGTTTTTTCAAACGTTGGCATGGGCGTAAAACTACTGTGGGATGCCACTGCTGATGTTATTGCGGCTGAACTACCCGCTGATTATGCGGATACTTTAGATTATTCCGATATTAGCGGCCTCCCTAATGTTGCAGCTTCTGGGGGGAAAACTGGGGACATACAGCTTACGACAGTAGGGCATAGCAGTGGGGATACGTACTCTATTGTTCTTTATTGTTTAAAAGAATATTAGACCCATGAGCGACGTTGAGCGAAAGAATGAATTAGACATTGTTCAAATACGCGGCGAAATACAACTTTTATCCCAAAAACTTGATACTATGAAAAAAAACGATCTTTTTCATATCCAAAAAGCCGTAGACGGAATTAATAAAGTTTTATGGGCCGTGGGGATTTTACTTTTAGGACAACTAGCTTTCGCCATTAAGGCGGCTCTTTGGAGTTGAGGCTTGGGGGCCTTTATTGTTATGGCTGTTTCCGGATCAAAAGATTTTGAACCAGATGTCGCTGAGTATATAGAAGAAGCCTTTGAGCGATGTGGTCTGGAATTAAGGACCGGCTATGACGCCAGAACGGCTCGTCGTTCTCTTAACTTCTTGTTTGCAGACTGGGCAAATCGTGGTCTCAATCGTTGGACCATTGAGCAAGTAACTCAAACTGTTGCGGCAGATATTATTGAATATCCCCTGGGGACAATTACTTTATCTGTTGCGGCGAGCGGAAGTTTTTCACTTGCTGAAACCATAACCGGGGGAACTAGCGCGGCTACTGCTTATGTTATAACAAAGCCTTCGGCCACGAGTATGACTATCTCGGTTCCTTCGGGAACTTTTGTGGCCGCAGAAACAATCACTGGAGGAACCAGTGCTGCTACGACAACCGTTTCTTCGGCACCCTCTCTGGTAGATGTTCAATCGTCCATAGATATTTTATCTGCGGTTATTCGGCGCAGCAGCCAAGATATTTCTATCCAACGCATGAGCCGGGATGATTATTTAAATATTCCAGATAAAACAACCACTGGAAGACCCGTTCAATTTTATGTTGATCGTCAAATTACCCCTGTAATTAAAATATGGCCCGCCCCAGAGAACAGCACTGATCAACTTATCTACGATAGGTTGGTTCGTATAGACGATGCAGACACATCTGTTAATACAATTGAGGTCCCTTTTCGCTTTTATCCTTGCCTAGCTGCGGGACTGGCATATTACATTTCATTGAAACGAGCCCCCGATAGAATACAGATTCTAAAAACTATTTATGAGGAAGAGTTTGAACGTGCGGCTTCAGAAGACCGGGACAGAGCCTCTCTCTCCATAGTTCCATCGGAATCCAGCTTGCGGGCGGTAGGATAATGGCTAGATTTGCTTCTAATAAATATTCCCTGGGGATTTCAGATCGATCCGGCGTAGCATATAAGTTACGCGACATGAAAAAAGAGTGGACAGGTTTCTTGGTCGGGAAAGATGAATGGGAAGCTAAACAACCGCAACTCAACCCTTTGAAAGTGGTGGGGGATCCCCAAGCTTTGAAAAACCCTAGACCAGATAGAACAGAACCCGCTGTTACGGTTCTGTTGCCTTTCAATAGTTTTCGCTCGGCAGGATCAGGAACAACAACAATAACGGTAACAGAACCAGGACATGATCGCTCAACGGGGGACACTGTAAGGTTTAGAGATGTATCCCCCTTTGACGGGTTTAGTGAAAGTATGCTGGAAACTGCGGCAGGATTTTCTATAACAAAAGTTAATTCCGCGAGCTATACCTTTGTTGCAACTAGTGGGACAGCAACATCGGGCAATGTTGCTGGTGGCGGGGGGTTTGCGTCGGCGGGTCCCGTAACTGTGAGCGCGTAACATGGCTTTTACATTCACAACCCTAAAGACGGCTATTCAGGACTACACCCAGAATACGGAGACTACTTTTACGGGCCAGCTATCAAGATTTATTGTAAATTCCGAAGAGAGAATTTTAAAGGAATGTCAGCTTGATGTTTTTCGTAAGAATGTGTCTGGATCATTAACCAGTGACATAAAATTCTTAACTAAGCCCACAGATTTTCTTGCGCCATTTTCTTTAAGCGTAATAGTTAGTTCAGAAAACAAACTTCTTCTGTATAAGCAGGTAACATTTTTACAGGATTACACGCCAAACCCAGCCACTACAGGGGAACCGTTATATTATGGCGACTGGAATGACGAAACTTTATTAATAGCTCCCACTCCAGATTCTGCTTATAACGTTGAATTACATTATTTTTACAGACCCCAATCAATCACCGCATCCAGCGATGGAACCAGTTGGCTTGGGACGAATGCCGAGTTGGCCCTTCTGTATGGTGCCCTAGTTGAGGCCTATACTTTTATGAAAGGCGAACAAGATTTATTGTCTCTTTATAACAATAGATTCATGGAAGCTATTCAGTGGTTGAAGAATCTTGGCGAAGGTAAGCAAACCAGAGATGAATACCGCTATGATCGTGTTCGGAAAGATGTCGCATGATTGATCTTAAAGGAGCATCGGTAGCTTTAGTTGGATTAGGAGATTCTCAACGGGAATACACCTCCTCCGTGGCTAATGGAGCGGAATATGATGAGGTGTGGGCTGTAAACTCTATGCTGGCACCTATTAAGCATGATCGAGTGTTTATGATGGACCCGCCATCAAGGTTTTTTGATACTGACTTAGCGGGTAAGCAAACCGCCGCTCTTAGAAGGGAACTTCCTAAACATCCGGGTCCTATATACACATGTGAACTCGATAGCAGAGTTCCGGGAGCCGTTCTTTTCCCGTTAGAGAAAATCATCGAAAAAACAGGTCTTTGTTATTTTAATAACACAATCCCCTACGCCATAGCTTTTGCCACATACCATGAAATAGGAAAACTTTTCCTGTACGGAATAGATTATTCCTACAGAACTAATCTTCATATGGCTGAATCAGGGAGAGCGTGTACGGAATTCTGGCTTTCGGCTGCTGTCGCAAGAGGTATGAAGGTAGAGGTGGCTGCATCTTCGTCTCTTTTAGACACTGATGTTCCTATAGAGGAAAAGCTGTATGGGTACCATAGGTTAGATGATCCACTGATAATGGATATAAAAGACGGTGCTCTTGCGCTGATTCAAAAATCCAACATTGAACCCCCGGAACCCTTGGATATTGAACCCGCTTTATACGAGCGAAATGATAAAGTCATTTCGATGCAGGGGAAATCGTAATGTTTGATGTAAGTTCTTCTGTTTCCGTTGGAAATGTGGATGTGTTCACAACTGATAATAAAGGTCATTCTATAGAGGAAGTTGCCCAGATGGCAGCGGATAGAATTCTTTATGTTGCGGATGAAGCCCCTCCTCCCATACGAGATCAGGCTCAAGCATTCAAGAACACGCTAAAGCAGACACTGATTTACTATATGCGGCAAGCGGTAGAGCAAGACAGAGCAACAATTTGTGCTAAACTAAGGCAGAACGGTTATTCCGAGTTAGCGGATAATTTAAGGAGTTTGTGATATGGCTATAACAGCGGCAATGTGTACTGCATTTAAGGGAGAGGTCTTAAAGGGTACGCACAATTTCTCCGCTTCCGGGGGTAATAGTTTTAAATTAGCTTTATATGCGGAAGGTAGTGGCGGTAAAAGCAGCACTACGGCTACGTTGGGAGCAACCACTACTGCTTTCACCACTACGGGTGAAGTGGCTTCTAGTGGATCATATGCAACGGGTGGATCCGCTCTCACCAATATTGATCCCACCACTAGTGGGACCACCGGATTCGCTGATTTTTCAGATCTAAGTTTCACAACAGCGACTATCACAGCTATGGGCGCTATGATCTATAATGATACGAACAGCGATAAGGCTGTTTGTGTTTTAGATTTCGGATCTAATAAAACCAGCACTGCCGGAACATTCACTATCGCGTTTCCAGCGGCTGATGCCAGTAATGCTATTATCAGAATTGCGTAGGGAATGTTAACTTGGCAAACATCACCGGCTGGGGACGTAGCACTTGGGGTTCGGGGGCATGGTCCTCTGCGGTTCCTGTTGAAG